AATCCAACTGAGTGGGCACGTAAATGTGTCGCTAAGTATTCTTAGTATTAGTAAGATTTAGTTTTATTTAATATAATGTTTGATCTTGAAGAGCGTTTTATGCGAATTCGTGACTACGAATTTTTGATAATAGATTTATTGCTTGATCGTGAATATTATTCTGTTGTAGATCTTTTCGAGTTAGCTGAAGTTCAGTGTGAAGAAGATAAGTTTAATTTAATTTGTGCTTTAGATAGCTTGTGGACTCGTGGTATTTTACAGAGAGAAGTTTTTGAAGATAATTTGGGATTATTTAAATTGCTCTTTTAAAATGGACATTGTTGGTAAGATCTGCGCTGTATTGGAGGTTGAAAAGGACTATGTGTCAATGAATGACATATGGGCATTTGTACAAGATAGAACACACTGTACCATGTTTGAGTTTGTCGGTGCTTTGCAACAACTCTTCACGAATGGTGTAATCATCAGAAGAATTGATGGTGGCGGTCTTGAGCATTATAAAATGGTTAAGACCTCCTTACTACCTGAGTTCGAGTGTGAGCTATGCAGGGTGAAGTGTAACAGCTACACCCAGTACGAGACTCACGTCCATGGCCACCAGCATGTAACTAACGTTCATGCCGTGCGCACTGGATCACGAGACAGGACTCAGTGGTTCTCTTGTGGCATTTGTCACAAGCGGTTGAATTCTTCTGCTCAAATAGCACTACACATGAATAAATGTTGTTCTAAGCTTGCGGACCTCCAAACACCGGGGCGCTTACCCTCATGTCTTTTGCCTGGTAGAGGAAAATTTAACCAAGCAAAAGCTGATAGGTGCAACCACGATGTTGTTGATTCACAGGATTGTCCTTGTTGGTTTGACAATGTTTAGTAACATTGTTTGTTAATTTTTAAAATATTTTGAATAGTTTGTAATTCTTTCAAAATGTCTATGGAAGTTAGAACCCTTCAGTTTGCTAGCTCAGGTGGAGTTAGTGAAACAACCCTTCCGGGCACGTGGGTGGTCGGAAATCATTACACTGGAACCATTAGGGTTCAGTGTATTCCTTATAGTAACACTGGTACTTCCTCTGGGAATATTGCAATGTTTGGTATTTTTACAATATCTGGTTTTAATAATGCGATTGAAATTCCTTTAGCTGGTGCCACTGGTCCATCTCCAATGTGGGGGTCCGACAT